CGCACAGCACTGCCGTCCACGGGTTCGACCCCCGACCCTGGCCCGACAACCACACACGGACCCTGGAGGGACCAATGAGCACGACCATCATTCACATCCCGGTAGAGCAGGTACTCGACCGGCTCGGCCACGGCAATCTGTGGACCCGCGGATTGGGCACACCTGACGATTCGACGCAGCCGACCTGCCTGCACGGTGCGATCCGATTCTGTGCTCCGGTGCCCGGCGACGCCCAACTCATCGAGCAGGTCGGCGCCCGGTTCGGATTCGGCACCTTCGCCAACGACCAGGCCGCCGACTTCGCCGCCGTCGAGTCGTTAATTCGTGCCCATGCGGACATTTCTGACGACATGCTGGCCGACACCTTCGGGCCGCAATGGCAGCCGATCGTGGTGCTGGTACGCCGTGCGGCGATCCTGACCAGCGCCGAGGCGAAGGCGCTGGATGCCGCCAGGACTGCCGCCTGGGCTGCCGCCAGGGCCGCCTGGGATGCCGCCAGGGCTGCCGCCTTGACTGCCGCCAGGGCTGCCGCCAGGACTGCCGCCTTGGATGCCGCCTTGGATGCCGCCTGGGATGCCGCCAGGGCTGCCGCCAGGGATGCCGCCAGGGCCGCCTGGGATGCCGCCAGGGCTGCCGCCAGGGATGCCGCCTTGGATGCCGCCAGGGCGCTCGTCGTGCGCGACCAGGTCGGCGACACCTTCACGCAAGCCCACTACGACACGCTCACCCGACCGTGGGCGACGGTCATCGGACCCGTCCACCCCGACGATGCGCCGGTGACGCCATGACCAACGATCACGCCGCGCTTGTCGCGATGCTTGACCAGGCGGCAGCCGACCTGCAGGCCGAGATCGACGCCGCCATCGACCGGCACGGGCTGCTCGTGCGCACCGCCGCAACCCTACGCGGGGAGAGCGACAGCCCGGAGAGACGGGCAGCCAGGGTGGCGCATGGCCGCCAAGGACGCACAGCACTGCCGTCCACGGGTTCGACCCCCGACCCTGGCCCGACAACCACACACGGACCCTGGAGGGACCAATGACCAACGAACCCGACCACCGACCTGACAGCCCGACCATTAGCGGAGTTTGCCCGGCGGTCGAGCCGCCCTCAAAACAACCCGATCACATCTTCGAGCCGTACGACGCCAACCCCGGCATCTGTCGGCACTGCGGCGCCGTGAAGCCTTTCCCCTGCTACGCATCATGAGCGAGCGACTGACCAACGATTACGCCGCGCTTGTCGCGATGCTCGACCAGGCGGCAGCCGACCTGCAGGCCGAGATCGACGCCGCCATCGACCGGCACGGGCTGCTCGCCCGCACCGCCGACCAGCTACGCGCAGAAGCGGACGGGCCGAACGTGGCGGCCGAACCGGGAGCGATACTCAGCGTGCACGAACGCTGCACGCAGGAGCAGCGCGACGCACTGAAGCAACGGCTGGCCTCCGACAACCGCTGGCAGTACAACACCGGACGGTGGACGATCCAGCTGGACGGCAGAGCGGGTACCGGGTCACACATGGCCGCCCACCGACGCCGAACCGACGGTGCAGCATGAGCGCATACGATGATTTCCTCGCGTCGAAACGGCGCAGCGTCCACGACATCGGCCCATCCGCCGACGCATCCGACGTCCACCCGCTGCTGCACGACTGGCAGGCCGAGATCGTCACGTGGGCCGTCCGTAAGGGGCGCGCCGCCGTGTTCGCAGACTGCGGGCTCGGCAAGACGTTCATCCAGCTCGAATGGGCGCGCATGGTCGGCCGGCGAACACTGATTCTCGCCCCGCTGTCGGTCGCCCGCCAGACCGCACGCGAGGCCACCAAGATCGACCTTGCCGTGCAGTACGTGCGCCACGGCAGCGACGTGACCGGCGACGGCATATGGATCACCAACTACGAGATGGCCGACGGCTTCGACCCCGCCCAGTTCGATGCCGTCGTGCTCGATGAGTCGTCGATCCTCAAGAACGTCGAAGGCAAGACCCGCCAACGGCTCACGACGGCATTCGCGTCCGTGCCCTACCGGCTCGCCTGCACCGCAACCCCAGCACCAAACGACGTCGCCGAACTGTGCAACCATGCCGAGTTCCTGGGCGTGATGTCACGGTCAGAGATGCTCGCAGCGTTCTTCGTGCACGACGAGATCGGTTGGCGACTCAAGGGCCACGCTGCCGCCCCGATGTACCGATGGATGTCATCGTGGGCTGTGGCGTTGCGCCGCCCGTCCGATGTCGGCTACTCCGACGACGGATACGACCTGCCCGAGCTGCGCATCATCCCGCAAGTCGTGGCCGTCGACATCGAGGCCGAGGGGCAACTGTTTCCGACCGAGCTGGGTGGCATCGGCGGCCGATCCAAGGTGCGCCGCGCCACCCTTGACGCACGCTGCGAACTGGCCGCCACGTTGGCGGCCGGCGATGGGCAATGGATCGTGTGGTGTGGACTCAACGACGAGGCCGACGAGATTGCCAGCGTCGTCGATGGGGCCGTGAACGTCGAAGGCGCATGGTCGCCCGACGACAAAGCCCGGGCGCTGGAGGACTTCCAAGACGGGCGCATCCGTGTGCTCGTCACGAAGCCATCCATCGCCGGGTTCGGCATGAACTTCCAACGGGCACACCAGATGATCTTCGTCGGGCTGTCCGACTCCTACGAGGCCTACTACCAGGCCATCCGACGCTGCTGGCGCTTCGGCCAACAGCACCCCGTCGACGTGCACGTGGTCGTGTCCGACCTCGAACGCCAGATCGTCGACAACGTGCGCCGCAAAGAAGCCGAAGCAATCCATTCCGTCGACCTGCTCACCCACTACTCACCGATCAAGAAAGAAGACCCCAATGGCCACGACATCGGAACGTCACCGACTGCTCGCCGAATCCCCCGTCGAATGCTCGCCTCAACCACGCGACGCTAACGACGTCACCGCATACATCACCGACGACGCAGCCGGGCAGATGTGGCGGCTGATGCTCGGCGACTCATGCGAACGGCTCGCCGAGATTCCCGACAACTCGGTCGACATGTCGATCTACTCGCCCCCGTTCGCGTCGCTCTACACGTACTCGCCCAGTGAGCGCGACCTCGGCAACGCGTCGAACAACGACGAATTCATCGCCCACTACCGGTTCATCATCGAGCACATGCTGCGGATCACCAAGCCGGGTCGCACGTGCGCCGTGCACGTGCAGCAGATCGCGCTGCTCAAGTCGCGTGAGGGATACACAGGCATGGTTGACTTCCGGGGCTCCGTCATTCAGGCGCACGTCGACGCCGGATGGATCTACTACGGCGAGGTGACCGTCGACAAGAATCCGCAACTACAAGCGGTGCGCACCAAGGCGCAAGGGCTGATGTTCGTGCAGCTGCGCCGTGACGCTGCGCTCTCGCGCCCGGCGATGGCCGACTACATCCTGATCTTCCACAAGCACGGCGACAACGAAACGCCGATTCACCCCGACATCAGCAACGATACGTGGATCGAATGGGCGCGCCCGGTGTGGTACGGCATCCGCGAAATGGACACCCTCAACCCTGGCTCCGGGGCAGAGGATGCCGACGACCGTCACATCTGCCCGTTGCAACTCGAGCTGATCGAGCGAGCCGTGCGCCTGTGGTCGAACCCTGGCGAACTGATCTGCTCACCGTTCGCCGGGATCGGCTCCGAAGGCCACGTGGCGCTGCTCGCGAAACGCCGATTCGTCGGGTGCGAGTTGAAGGCGTCGTACTGGCAGACGGCGTGCGCCAACCTCGCGAACGCTGAGGCGGTCGGTATGGCTCCGACGCTGTTCGATGACATCGACATCGCATGAGCCGGGTCACCTTCGACGTCTACGGCAGCGCCCAACCTCAAGGCAGCAAAACCAAGATGCCGAACGGGGCGATGTTGGAGGGTGGCACCGCCGAGCTGCGCGCCAACCGGCGCAACTGGCGCAGCGCCGTGGCCGACGCCGCCGCCGACGCACTCGCCGACCAGCTCGACGGCCGCCAGATGGACGGCCCGCTGCACCTGACGGTCGTGTTCCGCTTCCCGATGCCCGCCAGCCGACCCAAGGCCGTGCGGGCGTGGGGCTGGGCGTGGAAGACCACGGCACCCGACACCGACAAGCTGCTGCGCAGCGTTGGTGACTCCCTGACCGCTTCGGGCCTGATCCGCGACGACGCACGAATCGCGTCGATCGAGGGCGTCAAGATCGAGGTGGCTGACGGGTGGACCGGGGCCACGATCACGCTGCGCCGGCTGCTCGGCCCACACGAAGGTGTCGTGTTCGCGCCATGACGTCCACCTGTGTCGCGCACATCTGCGGACCGATCCTGGTCACCGGATGCACCGACGTCGTCATCATCGACGCCCACGTACACGCCATCTGCCGCACACCCCACATCGCCGACCGCATCGCCCAGCTGCTCGACCGCCACGGGCTCGCCGACATCCCCGACACACCCGCCGACCTGGTGCCCGAATGAGCAGCAAAGGGGCCAACCGCTTCCGCTCCGACGGCAGTCTGCGCCGCAACGAGGTGGTGGCCAAGAAGCAGGTCGTGCGCCAGATGATCGACAGGGTGCCCGACGAGCTCTCACGCATCGACAGCGACGCACTCAGGGCTGCAGTTGTGCTGCTGGCCAACATCGTCAAGCGCAGCCGCCGCCCAGACATCCCGACCACACCCGCCGACCTCACCAAAGGACACTGATGGCATCGAACACGTGCGCGACACACCTGGTAGACTGGGCGAGATACAGCGATCCCCGCGGCCGTTTGCGCAGCCAGCGGGGATCTAGAGCAGATAGGACCTGCCCATGAAGAGTGAGCCTACCTCACCCGTCCACCCTGGCCCCAACACTGGCGATGCTTCGAGCGATGACGCATGAAGCCACAGGCTCTGTGCCGATCCTCCTCGAGATGAGCGACGCCAACGGCGACACGTACCGCGTGCCCGCCGGCCACATCGCGTTCGTCAGCGACGGCACCAACCTGGCACTCATCATCAGCGAGAACGGCATCGCATGAGTTGGTTTCGTCTCGACGACAAGTTCCACTCCAATCAGAAGGTCATCGCAGCGCGCAACGCTGCCGTTGGTCTCTACGTGCGCTGTGGCACCTGGTCTGCCGACCAGGGCACCGAGGGCCGCATACCCAGCCATGTTGCGCTGATGTTCGGCACGAAGGCCGAGATCGCCAACGTCACCGCATCCGGGCTATGGCAGGAGACGCCCCAGGGCTACCTGATCCGCGACTACCTGGAGTACAACCTGAGCAACGAGGAAGTGGCCGATCGGCGCGACAAGCGGGCCGAGGCTGGTCGCGCTGGCGGCATCAAATCGGGCGAGTCTCGGCGAAGCAAACGTGAAGCAAGTGCTTCCGATTCCGGGAAGCAAATCGAAGCAAACACGAACCCCGACCCGACCCGACCCGACCCGACCCCACTTGTACCAGTTGTAGATGAACTAGACGACTCAACCTGCGACGTGCTTCGTGGTGCGGCAGTCATGTACGCCGAATGGAAGTTCGCCAGCAACCCGAGTGCGTGCAAAGGCCTACCGAGCAAGTACAAGGCGGGCATCGTGGCCAACGTGCTTACCGAGCAGGCCGCCGAACTCAGCGCCTACATCGAGCGCCATCCCAACGCCACGGCTGCAGACATCGCCAGCAAGGTGCTCGGCGTGCGCTGGCTCGGCAACACCACGACCCCACCCGCACCCGACTGGCACGCCAATCCGCACTGCGAACACTGCGACGGCTCAGGCATCGCCCGACTCGACGACATCGGCCAAGGCACCTACGGGCCATGCGAGTGCAGGCGCACCGAGCCGTACCCGGATGCCGACGTGATCGAAATGCGCTGGGCATGAACCAACAACACCAACCAGGAGAAACCACCATGACCACCACCAACCCGCCCGAAACCATCACCCTCGACGGCGTCATCTACACCCGAGCCACCGACGCCACCCCCACCGAATGGCGCATCGTCATCGCCCAACGCGGATGGGTGTTCGTCGGCCGCTGGAACCAAGACGGTGAACAGGTCACCCTCACCGACGCCAAGACGATCCGAGTGTGGGGCACCACTGCCGGGCTCGGCCAACTCGCCATCAATGGCCCGACCACCAAGACGATCTGCGATCCCGCCGGCACAGTTCGGATGCACATTCTCGGCGTTGTCGCGACACTGGACACGCAGGTGACCACATGGTGAGCGTGATGGCATCCCTCGGCGAGGACGCCCAAGCCACCTACGGCTACGGCTACGGCAACGGCTACGGCTACGGCTACGGCTACGGCGACGGCGACGGCTACGGCTACGGCAACGGCTACGGCTACGGCGACGGCGACGGCTACGGCAACGGCAACGGCAACGGCTACGGCAACGGCAACGGCTACGGCTACGGCAACGGCAACGGCAACGGCTACGGCAACGGCAACGGCTACGGCAACGGCGACGGCTACGGCAACGGCAACGGCAACTGAGCGAAACCACCCGATGACCACCGACCAGGAGCCAACGACATGAGCACCCAACCCGACCAATCCGTCGACGACCTAAACGCCCTGCGGCGCGACCTGACCTCGTGTCGTGCCGAGCTTGCTGCTATCGGGATCATGCTCCAAGAGCGCAGTGCGCTACCAGATCCCGGCGGCCCAAACTTCGCACTGGTGGCCGGCGCAGTTCTCAAGTACATACTCACGCTGGAAGGCCGCATCCACCCAGAGAGCGGCGACGCATGAGCACCAACCGCACCAACGAACTCGGCCGAGCCATCCTCAAGGCGCTAAACATCCCCGCCGACTGGGCGGGGGAGCTCACGCTCCACAGCGTGCCCGGCGAGCTGGAAACCGTCACCGTCGTGATCCACGCCTGGAACCCCGACACCAGCGAGTTCACCGCCACCACCCGCACCTGGCGCGAAGTGACCGACGAGGAGCCCGCCCGATGAGCACCCGAACCCCGCAGTCGATCGCCGCCCACATCACCACCGCACTCATCCCCGCCATCACCACCACCGCCGGCCAACTCGGCCGACACCCCGGCAACCTGATCACCCGCCTCCAAGGCGCAGCGATCAACCTCGCCAACGTCGACATGGCAGCCATCGCCGCCTCACTCGGCCGCGAACACCACACCGCGGCGGCCGGCAGACCACGCCAAGGCGCAGGCGGCAGTACCGGCGGCATCGGCACCTCCACCACCGAAGACATCGGCTGCGAACTCGACCGCATCGGCCGCTACTGGCTCGACCTGACCGAAGCGATCGACCGGCTCCACCCGCACCCCGACTGGCCACCCATCACCAGCGGACTACGAGCACGCCTCACCACCGCCACCGAAGCCCTGATTGCCGTCTGTGTGGCCCCAGGAGCGACGCAAGACCCCCAACTGGCATGGGAAGACCTCACCGACGCCGTGGAAGGCGTACAGGTTGCCACCGCCGCAGTCATCCACGCCGCCCGACGTGCCAGCCGAGCCCGCGCATGGGCACGCGAACACGACCTCGACGACATCGACCCACCCGACACCCTCACCGAAGCCGCACGCTGCACCACCACCGGCTGCGACAACTACCGCGGCACCCACGGACACCGACACCCCGACACCGGCGCCGAACACCACGCCACAATCTGCGACTCGTGTTACCAGCAGCTCTGCCCGCAATGCTGGACACGACCGAGACGCACACCAGGCGCACGCGAATGCATGGCCTGCGAGATCCGCAACCGACGCACCCGACACGAAGGATGAACCCATGAACATCCCACGCCAACGCCGCTACCCAATGCGACCCATCCGCACGCCAACCAGACCGGCACGCCCCCCTGTCGGCGCTCACGTGATCACCACCGATGACGGACCCCAAGAATGGGAATACCAACGTGACGGCCGATGGATTCACTTCCGCCCGACCTACATCACCTCAACGACGTCGCTCAATGTCGCACGGCCCGAATGACACAACACGCAGCACCTATCCACCACACCCGCCCACAAAGCTGCTACAGTCACGCCAATGTGCCAGCCGTGACTCCCCGCAAGGGTTGAGAACGTGACAGGCCGACACCACCGAGGCACCTACCCGAACGCCGCACGACGAGTCTGCGCACTCGCCAACGCCAACCCCGCAGCCATCTGCTGGCGCGACGGGCTCACCCTCGACCAACACCCGCCACACGCTGACGGCAGCCGCCCCACCTGGACTGGTGGCCACACCGTAGACGGATGGATCGACGCACCACCGTGGTACAACGTCACCCGCCGCCCACCACCAGGCCCATGGATCGCAGCCGAAGCCAGCACCTGCAACTACGCAGCCGGTGCCGGACGCACCAACACGCTCAGGCTCAACCCCACCAGCCGCCCCTGGTTCGCATGAACATACACGGGCGTGCATGACGTGATTGTCACGCCGAGTGAGATTCACGGATCGACGATGCATTTTTAGGGTCTGACCAGGGGTTATGTCGGACCGCTTAGAACTGCGAGTCTCTCTCTCTGTGGTCGTGGTGGATGGCTTCTGCATGAAACATGCATGATCGGGGGCGCGGTGTCAGTTGTGCTGTCGTTCGATGCGCTGGTGGACACGCTCGACAACGTGACTCCGGAGTGCAACGTGTTGATCGCCGCCGGCCGTTCGTTGGCGTGGGAGATCGACACGGCCGCCATGGACAACGAAGACCCGAAGGTGAAACCTCGGTCGGCTGCCGCCCCGGTCACGGCGCTGCGTGCGCTGATGGTTGACCTGATCGCAAAGGGGCGTGCCGTTGCAGACGATGGTGAAGCCGATGCCGGATGGATCACCCCCAGTGCCGTTGCTGATCTTGCCGCGGTTCGGGACGCCGCGCGATCTGTCGCGGGTGACGCTCGGTCACGAGGTGGGCGAGGTCGCAAGGCGCCTGCGAAAGCCGTTGATGCCGTGGCAGCAGCACGCGGTTGATGTTGCGCTCGAGGTTGATCCTGACACGGGGGAGTTGTTCTACGAAGAGGTCGTGATCAGTGTCCCGCGCCAGAGCGGAAAGACGACGCTGCTACTTGCGCTGATGATCTGGCGCTGCCTGCATATGTGCCGCCGACTGGGTACGCCGCAGACGGTGACGTATCTGGCGCAGTCGGGCAAGATGGCTCGGCGCAAGTTGGAGCGGGAGTTCATCCCGCTACTACGCAAGGCGACCGGGCTGCGTGAGGTGCCGCATTCGCGGGCGCGACCGGTGCGGGACACGGATTGGAAGCCGTCGCTCAACAACGGCTCCGAGCACATCCTGTTCGGCACCATGTCATTCCTGCAGATCGAGGCACCGACGGCGACGGGTTCGCATGGTGACGTGATCGACATGCCGGTGATCGACGAGGCGTTCGCCCGTCAGGACGACATCGTGGAGCAGGCGGTCGACGCCGCCACGGTGACACGCCGTTCGCCGCAGACGTACGTCATCTCCACGGCTGGTAACCGCCTGTCGACGTTCTTGTGGCGCAAGGTGCTCGCCGGCCGGCGCACGGTGACCGAGGCCCGCTCGTCACGTTCGTGCTACATGGAGTGGTCGCTGCCTGATGATGCCGACTACTGCGACCCTGAGGTGTGGGCGCGCTACCTGCCGGCGTTGGGCCACACGATCACGGTCGCCCGCCTGTTGTCGCGGCTGGAGAAGGCGCTCGCCAACCCTGACGAGGTGGACGAAGAAGGCTACGAACCAGGGCTGCCCGGTTTCCTCAGGGGCTACATGAACCGGTGGGTGGACCCGCCGCAGTTGACGCACGAGGTGCGCCCGTCGGAGATTGCGCCTGAGGTGTGGATGAGCCCGACGCTCGTGGATGCCGGTTCGCAGATCGTCGGCCCGTGCGTGATTGGCGTCGGTGTCGGCCTGAACGGTCTGTCGGCGTCGTTCGTGGTCGCTGGCCGCAACGCCGCCGGCCGGGTCCATGTTGAGACGCTGGTACGTGATGCTGAGCTGTGGCGGTTCGAGGCCCGGCTACGTGGGTTCGTGCAGACCTGGCAGCCGTCGTCGGTCGCCTGGTACAACAACGGCCCATCGAGGGCGTTCGCTCCGGAGATTCAGCGGGCGACCGCACTGTGCACCACGTCGTCGCCGGTGCCGCTCAACGGGCTCGAGTGGCGTGCAGCGTGCGCGGCGTTCGTGCGTGCCGTCGCTGATGCGCAGATCGTGCACCTCGGTGATCTGCTGCTGGAGGATTCGGTGCGTGGTGCGTTCCGCCGTGAGGTGGGCGACGGGTGGGAATGGGATCTTGCCGGCGCCCGCACGGACATCACGGCGCTGCTGGCTGCGACCGCGGCGGTGCGTGCTGTGGAGACGCTGGCCGAACCGGTGAAGTCAAAGTGGTTCATGTACTGACGAGAGAGGCGGTGCCTATGCGCAAGTTGTTGGCTCTGCTGGTTGATCCGTCCTCGTTGTCGCTGGCCTTGTTGGCCGTCGGCCTGTTTGTCGTCGTTGGTGTCGGGTGGGCGCTCGTCGTTGTCGGCGCTGCCGGCTTCATTGCTTCGGAGGTGGCCGGCTGATGGCGTTGTTCCGCGGTCGCCATCAGCCTGCTCGCCAAGACGCGGTGCGTGCTCAGCCTGCATTCACGTGGGATTCATACGTGCGCCTGTTCGGTGGCGGCACTTCGGTGACGTCGACCTCGGTGCAGTCGATCGACGTGGCGCTGACGAATTCGGTCGTGTGGCGCTGCGCGATGAAGAACGCAGCCACCCTGTGCTCGTTCCCGGTGCACACGAAGTCCGGTAAGGCGACCGTGGACGACCCGCCGATCGTGGCGAACCCTGCCGGTGATGCGTCACTGCAAAGCGTATGGACGTTCGCCGCGGCGCTGTCGATGTACTTGCGTGGCGGCGCGTATGGGCTCGTTGGCCCCGACGGGCTGGCGGCACGTGGCGCGCCGCGGCACGTTGCGCTAATCCACCCTGATCGCGTCGACTGGTCCGAGTCGAAGGGCTGGACCGTCGACGGAGAGCAGATCGACCTGTGGCCGCTTGGGCCGCTGTGGCACTGCCCGATGTATGTGCTGCCCGGCTCACCGAAGGGCTTGAACCCGCTCGCCTACGCCCGCCGTTCACTGTTTCCCGGCCTAGCGGCGCAAGAGTTCGGCGCCAACTTCTTCCGCGATGGCGCGCACCCTTCAGCGTTGTTGTCGATGGGTGGCGCCACCCCCGATCCGGTGGAGGCGGAGGCGCTCAAGCAGCGCATCATGAACATCGCGAGCGGCACGTCGCGCGAGCCGATCCTGTTGCCGGGCGATGTGAAGTGGCAGCAGATGCAGGTGTCGCCGGATGATTCGCAGTTCATCGAAACGATGCGGATGTCAGACGTGCAGGTGTGCCGCTTCATGGGCTGCCCGCCCGAAGAGGTCGGCATCGCCCCCGAGGGCAAGGGGATGACTTACGCCAATCGCGAGCAGCGCAAGCAGGATTACCTACAAGAGCTGCTAATGCCGATGGGCCGGCTGGAAGGGTCCTGGTCGGCGCTGTTGCCTGACGCGCTGCGCGTCAAGTTGTCGCCGGCCGGGTTGTTACAGGCGGACCTGAAAGCCCGTTACGAGTCCTACAAGATCAGCGCAGACGTGTTTGCTTCCACTGGTGAGTGGATCATCACTCCCGACGAGTGGCGCGAACTCGAAGAGCGCGAGCCGATCCCCAGCGGAGGCGACCAATGACCAACCCCAAGCCGATCGTGGACATGCTCTACCGCGGCAACTCCGACGCCGACGCGATAGCACTACGCGCCGCCAACGTCACCGATGATCCCGCCGGCTCGACGTTGTTCGGCTGGTTCTCGCGCTTCGATGCGTGGTACCGGATCGACTCCTACATCGAGGGGCTGTTCCTCGAGCGCACGGTCGCCGGCTCATTTAAGGACACGATCAACAAGCACCGATCAACGATGGTCTGCTCGTTTGACCACGGCTTCGATCCCGAGCTGGGCGACAAGCCGATGGGGCCGATCGAGACGCTGCGCGAGGACGCCGAAGGGCCGTACTACGAGGTGCCCCTGCTCGACACCGGCTACAACCGCGACTTCATCCTGCCGGCTTTGCAGGGTCGCACGATCGACGGCCGCAACCTGGGCTCCGTTCTCGGTGCATCGTTCCGGATGCGCGTCACCCGCGACGAGTGGAATATGGCGCCGAAGAAGTCGACCCACAACCCCGACGGCATCCCCGAGCGCACGATCAAGGAGATCCGTCTCTACGAGTTCGGCCCAGTCGTCTACCCCGCGTCACCGACGGCAACCGCTGGAGTGCGTGGGCTCACCGACCACTACTTCGCCCGCCAGCTCAGCAAGGACGGTCGCGCCGAGCGCGCCATCCGAGCACTCGGCGGCCACATATCTGCATCCGTGGAGCATCCCACCGGTGACGAAACCCCGACCGCGTCGCAGCAGCACCCGGACGGCACACCCATCCGCACAGGGCCAGAGGTTCTGGCTCTCGTTGCACGTCTTCGGAAGGAAGCCGCATGAGCAAGTACATCGAACTGCTGCGCACCCAGATCGCAGCCAAGGAAACCGAGCGCGACGCAGCGCTCGACAAGCTGGAGAGCATCGCCACCGCGTCGCTCGACGAGAAGCGTTCGCTGACCGCCGAGGAAGACGTCGAGGTTCGAGCACTGCACGCCACGGCCAACAGGCTGACCACCGAGGTGACCGCCGACCAGGCGACCCTCGCGCAGCACGAGGCCACCGACGCCGCACGCAAGCTGGCAACCCCGCCCGCGAAGCCCGGCGCCCCGGCGTTCCATCGCAACGATGACCCCTACGACATCGACCTGCGTTCCGCCCCCCGCACCCCCGAGGTGCGCAAGGACATCGAGCAGCGTGCGCTGCGTGCGCTGGAACGCGAAGAGGATCTGTCGGACGCCAACAAGGCGCACGTGGAGCAGATGCTCCGCAACCGGCGCGTGAACCGCAACGGCGCCCTGGCCCGCCACATCATCACCACGGGCCGCGATGACTACCGCTCGGCGTTCTCCGAGCTGACCCTGCGGGCAAACCCGCTGCTGTCGGCTCAGCAGATGGAGGCCGTCCGCGAGGTTCGTGGCTTGCAGATCACGACCGACGCATCGGGTGGCTACCTGATGCCGTTCACCCTCGACCCGACCATCATCGTGACCAACAACGGCGTCGTGAACCCGATCCGATCGCTGGCCACGGTGATCACGGTTGCCACCGACAACTGGCAAGGTGTCTCCACGGCCGGCGTGACCGCATCGTACGATGCGGAAGAGGCGCAGGTTTCCGACGACACGCCGACGTTGGCGCAGCCGTCGATCGCCGTGCACCAGGGGCAGGCGTTCGTGCCGTTCTCGGTGCAGGCCGAGGATGACCTCGACGCCTTGGCGCAGGACGTGGCCGAGATGTTTGCCGACGCGAAGGACCGGTTGGAGCTGAACGCGTTCACGCTCGGCACCGGCTCGGCTCAGCCGTTCGGGCTCATCACGGAGGCAACCACGGTGGCGTCGACCACGACCGACACCTACGCCGTGGCCGACGTCTACAAGCTCCAGAACGCCGTGGCATCCCGCCACGCTGCCATGGGCAAGTGGATGGCCAACCGTGCGGTGATCAACCTCACCCGCCAGTTCGGCACCGCCTTGGGCCATGCCTTCCTGACCGACCTCGGTGGCGGGATGCCGCCGCAGATCCTCGGCCAGGACCTGTTCGAGAACAGCGAGATGGACGGCACGCTCAACGCGACCGCCACCAACCTGTTCCTGGCTTACGGCGACTTCAAGAAGTACCGCATCCATGACCGCATCGGCATGTCCGTCGAGCTGGTGCCGCACCTGTTCGGCGCCAACCAGCGCCCGACCGGCCAGCGCGGCTGGTACGCGCGGTTCCGCCACGGCGCGCGTCTCGTCGACGTGAACGCCGTGAAGGTGCTCGACGTCACCTGATCCATCCCGGCAAGTAGGGGCGTCCGGCGTTGGGCCGGTTCGAGGGGTTCGACTCCCCGCGTCCCACCATCCACCTACCCACAGGAGGCGCACCCATGGCTCTCGTTCGCGCAATCACCACGTTCCACGCACCGGGCAACATCACCGTTCCGGAGGGCGCGATCCTCGACGACTCCGAAGGCGTCGCCCGCGACTACCCGACGATGTTCCAGTCGGTGGAAGAGTTCGCCGGAGTGTCGCAGCGGGCGATGGAGTCCGTGACCGCCCGACCGGGTGAGAAGCGTGGCGCGAAGAAGTGAGCAACCTGACCGTGGCCGCGTGGCGCTCGTGGAAGGGCGCGCCAACAGAGCCGCCCGACCCCGTGGTGCAGGCAGCGATCGACGCCGCAGAGTTGGCGATCGGTGACGACCTGCAACGCCAGGTGGTCGTGGCCGGCGCTGTCGCCACGGCGCGCGTGTATGCGGCAACGCGGCGCGACATCTTGCGCATTCACGACTGCACCACGGTCACCGTTGTCTCCAACGACGGCACCACCGTCGATGCGGCCGACTACCAGCTCGAACCAATCGGGCCGACACTCGCCGGACAACTGCGCCCCTACACACAGATCAGGGCACTCAACGGCACTGGTTGGGTTGTTGACGGTGGCCGCGCTACCTGCACAGTGACGGGCACGTGGGGCTGGCTTGCGCTGCCGGCGAACTACACGGAGGCGGTCAAGATCGTCACGTCGGACATCCTCGACCAGAAGGACATCCGCGGCGGCGTCGCCGGGTTCGGCGAGTTCGGCGCCGTGAGCGTGCGTGAGAACGCGATGGTGGTTAAGCTGTTGTCGAAGCTCCGCCGCGCCGAGTCCTGGGTCGTCGCCTGATGGGCTTGTCGATCGCCGACATCCGCGAGGCGGTCGCGACCCGTGTCGGCGACGTGTTGGAGTCGTCGGAGCAGCGGGTGAACGCGTACGGGTACCCGCCCGACTCGCCCGAGCTCGATGCGCTGCTCGTGCTGCCTCGTGCCGGTGAGGATGGCAACTACGTCAACTATCACCGGTCGTTCGGCACGACCACTACCGGTGGTAATGGTGCGCTGTGTGAGATCGGCCTGACGTTGGAGTTGCGTGTCGGTGGCGGGCAGATCGACGCCGCCCGCAAGATGGACCTGTTCCTGTCGGCTGGCAACGCCGAGAGCGTGGTCGATGCGCTGCTCGCCGACCCGACGCTGGCCGGTGTGATTCAGACGTTGCAGATCGATGGTGCGACCCGCCCCGGCTGGTTCGCCCCTGCTGATGGTGCGGCGCGCGAGTGGTATGCGGCGTCGATCGCTCTCACGATCCTGGCACGGAGGTAGCTGATGCTGCGCTGCACGCAATCACACGAGGTGCCCACGTTCGGCACGATCCCGGAGGGTTCGCTGTGGGCGGATGATTCGCCGTTCGTGACCGACCTCGGCCTGTTCGAGCCGGTGGCCGACGCCGAGCCCGAGCCGAAGCCGAAGCCGGTCGTGCGCAAGTTCAAGCCTGGCGGCGGCGCGAAGCCCGCCCCGGCGCCCATCATCGAAGGCGAGGCGGTCTGATGGCCATCGACTACTGGCACGACATGAGCATCCTCGTCGGTGGCCTGGAAGTGGCGACACACGGCAAGAACGTGGACATGCGCACACAGGTCGCCCCGCTCGACATCACCCCGCTGTCAACGGCGCTGGGCTGGACCGAGCTGGCCGGCGGCCTGCGCTCAGGCACGTTCGACATGTCGCTGATGCAGAACCTTGCCGCCGGCTCGATCGACGCAACCATGTTCGCCGAGTTGGGCGTGTCGGGCACCCCGGTCACCGTGTGCACCCGCTCGGCTGACGGGTCGTTCGCGTACCTGTTCCGCAACTCGACCGCCAGCTACACGCCGAGCATGTCGCCGGTGGGTGACCTGGCGATGGCTGCACTGTCGGGCAACTCGACAGGTGGCATCGTGCGCGGCTCACTGATCCACCCCGGCTCGGCATCGCGCTCGAGCTCGTCGACGGGTACCGGCCGCCAGCTGGGCGCGGTGGTCGCCGGGAAATCGATGTACGCGGCGCTGCACGTGCTGTCCGTGTCGGGCACCACGCCGTCGCTGACCGTGATCGTGCAGTCCGACGACAACGCCGGTTTCACGACGCCGACCACGCGCATCTCGTTCACCGCTGCCAACGCAGTCGGCGCGCAGTGGGGTTCGGTGGCCGGCGCGCTCACCGATGACTACTGGCGCATCTCCTACACCATCTCCGGCACCACACCCGTTTTCGCCTTCGCGGTTTCCGCAGGCGTGCTCTGACCACCATCCCCCGAAAGAAGGAACATCATGGGTCTGTTTTGCCTCACTGCACAGGTGGTCACGCTCAACGCGGTCGACTACTCCGACACCTGCAAGCAGGCGACGCTTGTCGTCGATGCCGCGCAGCTCGACTCGACCGATTTCGCTTCGGCCGGGTGGGTGGAGTACATCGGTGGCCTGAAGTCGGGCACCTTGTCGTTCGAGTTCCACGACAACGTGGCCGACAACGACATCGACGAGGAGCTGTGGGCGCTGCTCGGCACCGTCGTCGCGTTCACGCTCAAGCCCGTGTCGGGTGCGACTTCGGCGAGCAACCCTGAGTACCAGGGCAGCGTGCTGGTGACGTCGCACTCGATCGGTGGTGCCGTCGGCGACCTCGCCGGTAAGAGCCTGTCGTTTCCAACTTCCGGCGCAGTTGTGCGCGACATCACCCCGTGACCTGATGGCGCAGTCGTTCGCCCAGTTCGAACGCAAGATCGCCGCCGTGCAGGACGAGTTGTCCGGTGCTGCCGGCAAAGCCCGTCTGGCGCGTGTCGGCAAGCTCGCACAGGGCGACGTCGACGAGGCCGTGCACGGCACGCTCGGCGATGACTCGATGTCCGGGTGGAAGCGTGGCGCGCCGATCCCGATCAAGGGTGCGTCACGGCTGGTCGGCGACACGGAGGTGCTGGTGTCGGCGGGTAAGGCGTCGGGGCCGATGCGCGTGTTGCAGTCGGGCCGCAATCAGGGCAACGCCGGGGGTATGGCTGGGCCTGGTGTGTCGGCTGATGGTACGACGCGGCGTAACAAGAACGGCACGGTGCGCAAGGCGCGTGGCCGCAAGGGTTACGAGTACGGCAAGGTCGGCCGCCGCTGGAATGGCACGACGGCTGGCAAGGGCACGTGGTCGAAGGCTGATGCGCTGATCGCTGCTCGTACGCCCGCCAGGGTGCACGCAGAGGTGCGTAAGGCGCTGGGTAAGTACCTCGGGAGGGGATGACACGCATGGCCTTCAACGAGCGGATCAGCGTAGTCATTGACCTGGTCACCGACAAGGCGAGTGCTGCGCTCGGTGGGTTCCGCAAGTCGGTCAACGAGGCCGAGGGCTTCACGGGCAAGCTCAAGGCCGGGGTCGGGTCGCTGGGCTCCACGTTCACCTCGTTCGTCTCGTCGCCTGCTGGTGCTGCGACCGCTGTGTCGGCCGTGGGCGCTGTCATGGTGAAGACGGCCGGCATGGCCGCTGACCTTGGCCTGGAGGTGGGCAAGCTCGCCGATTCGACCGGACTGAGCACCGAGGCCGCGTCTCGCTGGCTGGAAGTCGGCGGCGATCTTGGGCTGACCGCCGACAAGACGGCCGGGCTGATCGAGAAGATGACGCAGAACCTCGGCAAGTCGCCCGAGAAGTTCAAGGCGCTGGGCATCGAAGTGCAGTACGCCGCCGACGGTACCGCGGACATGAACGCGACGCTGTTGGGTGCGATCGAGGGTCTGCACAAGATTCAAGACCCGACGAAGCGGGCCACGGCTGCTGCACAGCTGTTCGGCAAGGGCTGGGCTGATGCGTCGGAACTGATCGCCAAGGGTGCCGATTCAGTGAAGAAGAAGCTCGGCGAAGTCGCCGACGTGAAGGTGTTGTCAGAGTCCGACGTGAAGGACGCTCGCGAGTTCCGCGACACGATGGATCAGCTCAAGGATGCCGGCGAAGAGCTGGCGTTGTCGTTGGGTAAAACGCTGTTGCCGGCGATTACAACCATCGCTGACGCCTTGGGCGTGGTGGCTGATGTCATCGGGCCGGTAGTCGAGGGCATCGGCTACATGATGGACGAGGTGAACAGCGCCTTCACCGATCTCGACGACCCGCTC